ATCGTGCCGCGCTGGTGGAGGATCTAAAGCATGGGAATCAGAGAAAGCGCACTGAACACGATCACAGCATTGACCAACAGCGATTTTGTCCGGATGGTCACGGCGGCCGGAGCATCCCGCAAGGCATCCCTGCAGAGCATCGCGCAGCACATCATTGAGAGCTATGCCGGCAGCACGCTGGCAGGAAGGCAGCAGAGCGTCAAGTCCGCACTTGATGAATTAAACAGCACTGTAGCGCTCGAACCGACCATTTACGGTACACGCATTACCATATCCTATAGCAAGTGCGTGCAGATTGGGAGAATTGTGTTCGTCAATATCAGATGCACCGCAAACCAGGGCCTAAACGGGAACACCATCGTTACTGGACTGCCGGTGCCTACATATACCCAGTATTTGACAATTAATAAATCTCTTGCGACGGCAGAGATACGACAGCGTCAAACAGATGGGATCATTGTAAACGGTATCAGCAGTGGAGATGTTATCAACATAAGCGGCGCATACTTTTTATAAAAAATCACTATTTAGTCTACTAACGTCTAATTTAATTCACTATAAATATTCAATGCGTTCAACGCGTTGGAAGCGTTGGATTCAGTTATTTTTTTAGTTAGCTCCGCGGGAGATCCCCGCGGGGCTTTTTGCACATGGAGGGCGCACAGTGGTCCCTATTCTTTACGATGCCGGAGAGACGGCATTCGAGAGCAATGGCCTCGGCAGGCTGATCGACTGCACAAGCTGCATCGTGACAGAGGCGCGGAATGGAGAGTACGAGCTCGAATTGACGTATCCGCTGACAGGCCGAAAATTTGAGGAGATCACCCTCGGCCGCATCGTGGCGTGCACGCATGACGACAAGGGCGACGTGCAGCCGTTCGTCGTCTACCAGCGGAGCGCTCCCCTGGGCGGCGTGGTCACGTTCAATGCCCGACATATCAGCTATGAGCTGGCGACCGTGGTCGTCGATGCTTTTACGGCATACAGTGCGCTCGAGGCACTGCCGGCGATCAAGACCAACAGCATCAACGCGAATCGGTTCGATTTCTCGACGGACCTGACGACCGTGGCCACGATGACCAACGACAGGCCGGCAGCTGCGCGGAGCCTCCTGGGCGGGACTGAGGGCTCGATCCTCGACACCTATGGCGGCGAGTATGAGTTCGACAAATTCGATGTGATCCTGCACGCGCATCGAGGCACGTCCTCCGGCGTGGTGATCAGATACGGCAAAAACCTCACAGATCTCAAACAGGTGCTCGACGGCTCCGGCGTATACAACGCGGTCGTGCCGTTCTGGGCGCATGAGGAGGAGGGGACCCGGACGGTCGTGACGCTGCCGGAGCGGATCGTCTCCGCGGAGGGCGTGACTGATCCGATCGCGATCCCGCTCGACCTCTCGCAGGAGTTCGAGGAGCAGCCGACAGAGGAGCAGCTCCGGACGGCCGCACAGCAGCATCTCGCCCAGCGTGAGCCGTGGGTGCCGGACGAAAATATCAGCCTGGACTTTATCAACCTCTCACAGACGGACGAGTATGCGGGAATGTACAACCTGCAGCGCCTGAGCCTCTGCGACCGCGTTGATGTTGTGTACACGGCTCTCGGCGTCGTGGCGAAGGACATCGAGATCATCAAGGTCGAATATGATGTCCTGCGAGAGATGTACACCAAGATGGAGCTCGGCAAGGCCCGCAGCACGTTCGCGGAGGTGATCACCGAAAAGACAGAGGAGCAGATCAGCCAGGTCGAGACGAATCTGCAGGGCTTTTTCGACTCCGCGATCAGCGCGGCAACGGATGCCATCACCGGCGTCAACGGCGGGCATGTGGTCATCTCTCGAGACGCGAACGGCAAGCCGCAGGAGATCCTGATCCTCGACACCGAGAGCATCAACACGGCGACCAACATCCTGCGGATCAACCTCAACGGCATCGGATTCAGCCAGGACGGCGGCCGGACCTACGGCACAGCCTGGACGCTTGACGGCCAATTTGTTGCGGACTACATCACAGCAGGCACGCTCAAGAGCATCCGGATCGAGGGACCCAACACGGCGACATTCTGGGACCTGGCAAGCGGCATCTTCCAAAACAGCGGCACGACGCAGGTGACGGCTCAGGTCGAGACCGCTGAGGGCACATATACGCCGACGACCTACGACGTCACGCACAGGACGGTCGTGCAGGACGGGCGTCTCGACATTTACGGCAAGCTCCCCAACCAGAACGAGGCGAAATATCTCGAGATCGGCATCTCCGCCGAGGGCATGAATTACGAGTTTTATGAGACAATCGCGGGCACGAGCCGGTCGGCGTCTTATCCATATGCGGGCATCAAGCTGCTCGGCGACAAGGTCACGGGACTGGCCGGCGGGGAGCTCGAATATGACGGCAGCCAGGCGACCTATTACCCGCAGGGCGCGTATTCTCCCGATTACATCGAGCTCGGCGGCTATAAAGACCTCTCTCGCTCCGGCAGCTATCCGGACCGCAATCAGCTGCGCCTCGGCGCAGGCTGGGGCACATATGAGGACGCTATCGTCTTTACTCAACATTACACATGGGCGGAAACGCCCAGCGGAGTGCGGCGACAGTTCCGCGAAGGCATCAAGCGCCGGACCGCGTGGGAGTTCGCACTCGATGATCAGCTTTTCATCGATTCGACCAAAATCAACCGCATCGTATGCATTGGATATTTGACCGACAACCGCACATCTATGTGGGTACAGATCCCGCTGTGCAGGCCCATCGCGCCGGAGGTTACTTTCCTTGACATCTATGCAGAGATGAAAGCGAGAGTAAGCACGAGCGGCGGGTATGTCGTCGGCGGATCAGGATCGACCTCGTCGCTCTCATATGAGGACGGTGATCTCACATATGAGGCGTTTTGGAGTGATGCCGGAGTCACGCTCAAAATACGCAAGCCTAACGGCGGCGCGATCGCCAGCGGTCAGAACAATTACCCGCTCGCCGTCGATTTTATAGACCTCGGAATAAACTTTTTTGATTCTAATCCATACGCATGAGGAGGTGATCCCGATGGACTTGATGGCGTTAGTGATTGCGATGAGCATCCCGTCGGCGATTACAGGATTTTGTTTTTGGCTCCTCGAGCGCAAGATCCAAAAGCGTGACGATGAGGCGAAAGCGGAGCGGGAGAGAGCGAAGCGGGAGCAGGAGCAGCGTGACGAGCAGCGCCGCAAATACGAGCTCTGTCAGCTCAACATGACAGCGGCGTCGATGGCGCTGGCAGAGGCCACGGCCCAGGCGGTGCAGCGCATCCCTGACGCACATTGCAACGGGGACATGCACCGAGCTCTCGACTATGCCCAGCAGATAAAAAACGAGCAAAAGGATTTTTTACGGGAGCAGGCAATAAAATCGATAGACTTTTGAGGAGGCTCATAGGATGAATGATTTTTTGCAGAGCAACAGGCCAGGCATGCGGCTGGCGCGGACCATCGTGCAGGGGATCATCGGCGTGCTGGTGGCCAACGCCGACATGCTGATTGGGTACACGACCATCCCGGAGCCGATGCGTCCGGTGATCGTCGGCATCGTCATGGCGGTGCTCTCGCCGATCATGGCCATGCTCGGAGGTGACGAGTATGGAGTATAAGAGGAGCACGATCATCGCAAAGGCCCGCGAGTACCTTGGCGCCGTCGAGGGTTCCGCAAAGCACAGGGCCATCATCGACGCATACAATGCCTATGGAGCGGAGCACGGCAGGCCCCGCGGCTATAAGGTCACATATTCGGACGCATGGTGTGCAACGTTCGTCAGCGCGATCGCGATCATGTGCAAATACACGGCCATCATCCCGATCGAGTGCGGATGCCCCCAGATGATCACCCTGGCGAAAAGCATGGGCATTTGGCAGGAGAATGACGCATATGTGCCCGCCTCCGGTGACATCGTCCTCTATGACTGGCAGGACAGCGGAGCGGGAGACGATCAGGGCGTCGCGGATCATATTGGATATGTTGAGAGCGTAAGCGGCGGGGAGATCACCGTCATCGAGGGCAATTATAACGGCGCAGTGCGGGAGCGCAGGATCGCCGTCAATGGACGGTACATCCGCGGCTATATCTGCCCCAAATACACGGACGCAGCTGCCGGCGCAGATCTGTGCAGCGTGACCGTCAACATGCGCATCCTGCGGGAGGGCATGCACGGCTCTGACGTCTATCTCGTGCAGCAGATCATCGGCGCAAAGGCTGACGGATGGTTTGGCCCCAAGACCGCCGACAAGGTCGCAGAATGGCAGAGGACGCATAAAGAGTGCGGACCGGTCGACAAGGTCATCAAGCGCAAGACATGGACGAGCCTCCTGAGCAGCCTGGGCGGCTGAGCGCTCACTTGCTTAAATCTTGCTTAAAACTTGCTATATACTTGCTATAACAGTAAAACCTCGAGGGCGATGTCCGGGCCGCCCTCGAGGCTTTATTTTTTTGCAAATAAAACCACGAATTGCGTGGAAAAAATGTTGACATACCACGCGGTGCGTGGTAGAATAAAGACAGTTAAGGGAGGCACAAACACGAGAGACACACACCAGCGGGCAGCTGCTCGCACCTACAGCCCAGATGGGCAGAAAGGCCTCCCCATGACACACATCGACATCGACAAGCTCCTCACCGCATGCGACACCCTCGAGCGTCGCACACAGTACGCGGAGGGCTGCATGCATACCTCCACGATGGCATTCAATGCCTGCATGCGTGCCTTTGATACAAAGGCACTCCCTGCGGAGGCGGTCACATTCCGCATTTTCTTCGCGGCTCCCGTCCTGCGGTACGGCGAGGCCACGATCGGCAGGGACGGGTCCCTGCTGATGCATACGGTGCGGGAGGCTTAAAGCCTCCCGGATGCAGATGGTAACAGCTCGCTGATGGTCGGCAGCGAGTAAGGTATACGCCCCCGCGGGGCGGGCAAAAGCCCCGCAGAAAGGCAAAGAGATGATCAGAGTGATCTACATGGTGGAGGGATTTACAGAGGACGGCGATCTCGCAGTCAGGAGATTCGCCAGGAATAAGAGAACGGCGGAGCGTATCGTGTTTCAGCTCCTGCGGGACGGGATCGAGCCCAAACTGATCCCCGTGAATAAATGCGACTGGCAGCACATTAATCCCGAATGGTTAGAGGGGTAACAGATAGGAGGCAAAAAGATGGCAACGATCAAGGCGAGAACATACGGAAACGAAAACAGCAAGGGCAGGCTCCGCACGTTTACGATCGAGGACGAGCTGCCGGTCGCGGGCGAGCGCGTGCAGCTGAGTGATCCCGGATATATCTGGGGGACTCCGGAGCTCTGCCGGCTCGATCCGGAGCAGGGGCACAGAGATGAGGGCGATCTCTACCAGTTCGATTTTTACGCGTGCCCGATCATCGACGCCGAGGACGGCGAGATTTCTGAGGTCACATATGTCGCGATCAGGTGCAAGCGGCTCACGGAGCCGACGCCTCTCATCATCACCATCGCGCTCGACGAGGCGGATCAGTATGACGACGAGGACGCATATGTCTCCGATCTGATGCTCTCTAGCATGTGGGACGATGATTTTGTCGAGCCGTCAGAGGATTGGCTCCGGCAGACATACAGAGCCGCCAGGCGCAGCGTGGCCGACATCCTCAAAGAGACAGGCATGACACAGCGCCAGCTGTGCGAGCGCTTCGAGATCCCCAGGCGGACCGTGGAGGACTGGGCGAGGGGCGTCAGGACCTGCCCGCTGTACACAAGGCTCATGATGCAGGAGCTGCTCGGGATGTATAAAAGGGCATAAGACAGAGCAGAGGCCGGAGCGGTTCCGGCCTCTTTTTTATGGTCATCTTTTTGGTCATCCTTTGTGTGCAAAATGTGAATACTTTCCGTTCATATATGAGCGGAAAGTGTGCACGTAAAAACGCGGTTTTTATAGGTGTTTACTGGGCAGAACCCGACAGCCCAGATAAATGGCGGATTATTGCCTGGGGGGCAAAAATGGGTTCGAGCCCCACCGCCGGCAGGCGAATAATATGGCCGGATTTGGGATATGGTCATCTTTATGGTCATCCTTTTTACGGCGAACAAAAAGAGCACCCGCCCGGAATGGGGTGCTCTTTTTGCTTATACAGGAGGTGTCTCGTATGAAAACGTCTCAGCCTGCTCGTCCGTGATTCAATTATAGCAAAAGTTCCGGCAACGGAAAAGCCGCCGGATGGCCGGCGGCTTTCCTGGGGGAAACCATCAACACATGAACAGCAACTGAATGAAAAGGAGTATTGCCTATGAAAGCATAATCATTGTACATCACGGACGCGCTGCACATCAATACCGTGGCGGTCGGTAAAGTATTTCATCATCTTATCACGATCGGCGGCCTCATAGTCCGCCAGCGTCGTCCTGTAATGCTTTTTCATGACAGCATCTGTACGCCATCCGCCGGATTTCATGACCACGGCATCACTGACTCCTATTGCATGCGCTATACTTACGTAGTAATGCCGCAGGCTGTGGAGGGTGAACGACTCCGGCAGGCCCGCGGAGCGTATCGCGCTGCGGAAACGGTCCGTCAGACGGTCGGGCGTGATCATCACGATCCTGCTCCGCGTCATGTCCATCTCTTTGATCACGTAGGCCGGCACGGTCGTCTCTCTGGACGACTCTGCGGTCTTATTTTTGTGCCGGATGATAAATCCGCCATCCGGAGATCGGACCATCGATTTGTTGATCCTGAGGGTGTTGCCGTGCACGTCCGCGGGAGTGAGCGCGCAGATCTCCGACCGGCGCAGGGACCCGAAAGCGGCGAGCATGACAGCCATGCGGAGATCATCGTCCTTCTCGATGGACTTCACGAAGCGCGAGAGCTCCGCGTCAGTGGGCACATGGATCTCACGCGCATCAGCTGACGGCAGCGTGATCCGCATCGGCTCAGCTCCGGCCAGATCGAGAGCGGAGGAGAGCAGCATGTGCACGTTTCTCGTGTATTTGGGGCTGTGCTTTTTTGCAAAGGCCGACACCCATCTCTGCACGTCCAGCTGCGTCAGGTCAGCGACGCGGATCGTCTCGATCAAGCCATATGCCCCGCTCGACACATAGCGTTTATATGCCGAGATCGTCGAGGGAGACAGGACGGACGTCTTTGTCTCGATGTATGCGTCGAGCGCTTTGCGCACATCGATGTCCCGGTCGACGCGCCTCTTTTTCTGCAGGTACTGCGCGGCCTTAGCTTCGCAGTCTCTTTTGCTGATCCTGCTCGTGATACTCTTGTAAACCTTTTTCTTTTTCCCGTCCGCATCATACTCAGTATGATCCAGGACGCGGACCCGCCAGGAGTCCCCTCTTTTTCTCGCCGTCGCCATCTCTGTGAGCCCTCCGCTCTATCTCGTCAACATCTCCGTTTATATCATCATCGTGGGCATTGATATGCCCCAGCGCGTGCAGATATGCCTGCTCCTGCCGTTCTCGTGTGAGGTTTGAATTGATATAAATCGTATACCCTCCCGCGCACGGCATGACCGCCTCATCGACGTCGCCGGGCATCTCGATCAGATACACATATACGTCAGCCATCCGGGTTTGTTGCTTTCATCCTTTCCAATATTGTCGCCACGGTCCGCAGATCCTGCTCAGATACGCCGCGCGCTGCGCTGAACAGCACGCGCATCCCAGGGCGCTCATATACCTCCTGAGCAGCTGCCCGGGCATCCGGATCATAATAATACCGCTCAACATCCTGGGCGATGTCTGCCCTCTTTTCTCCTGCTCCGGTCAGATCCGACACGGAGACGCCAAGATACTGAGCGATCTGCTCCATGCGGTCAATGCTGGGGCGGTGCCTGTCGATCTTAGAGATATAGCCGCGGCTGACGCCGATCTCTCTCTCAAGCTGCGAGATATTTGTCCCATTTTCTTTGCACAGTTCTTTAATTCTTTCGTAGAGCATAGTCCCCCTCATTATGTGAAAAATATCCCGTAAAATATATTGACTTGCGGAATAATTTCCGTATAATAAAGGATGTAGGGCACGGAAATATCCCGCAGAGCACCGGATAAATTACGGATGTGTTGCATTTTTCTGATCTCCCATCTGAATTATATAAAATATTACGTAAATTATCAAGTGCGTTACGCGATTATTTCAGACCTATCTATCTATAAGAGAGGAGGGCGCAAAGCGTGAGCATTTACAGAAACATCCAAAAGGCCAGCAAAGACGCGGGCAAAACGATCATCGGGATCGAGCGAGAGCTCGGGTTCTCCCGTGGCAGCATTTGCAAATGGGACACAAACACCCCGAGCGTCGACAAGGTGGACGCAGTAGCCAAATTGCTCGGCGTCACGATCGAGACGCTGCTGAGGGACGACGATGGACAGGAGTGAGCTGATATTTGGCACACCATACACAAGGGGCAGAGACAAGGACCTCGCTGCCGCCGCTGGCGTCAGTGTTTCAACTATACGGCGATGGCGCAAGCATCCGGACCGGATGACGCTCGACCAGCTGCGGACCATCCTGCGGCTCAGGAGCGTGCCGGACGAGCAGCGGCTCAAGGTCCTCAGATAGGAGCAGGAGCATGGTGAACGAGTATTCTCTGCGGCGGTACCGAGTGACGAGCGCGGAGCGGGAGCCTGGCAAGGTCAAAGGCGTCAAGCGGATGCCGGCAGTGGTCCCGCAGTTCGAGCCGATCAAGGGCAAAGCAAAGCCCATGAGGCCGATCGTAGAGCATGAGACGCAGGAGGTGGATTATGGCGTATTACACACTGACGGACCTGATCCTCGAGATCATTCTCGTGACGCTGAGCCTGACGGGCGTGGGCGTGATCGTGAGGGAAGTCATCGACGACCTCATCGAGCGAGAGGCTGGTCTGTAGAGGAGCGGGACAAGATCCTCGAGATGGCAAAAAGGGGCTGCACATATAAGGACATCGCCGAGGCCCTGGGCGTCACGGTCGACACCGCACGCAAGCACGTATACATGTACGGCATACAGCACCTGCACAAGATCAAGAAAGAGACAAAGCCGCGGGGGAACGGATACACCGCGGAACAGGACGAATTTATCATCCTGGCATGGAACAGCGGCGCCAGTGCCGCGCAGATCGGGGAGACAATCGGACGGACAGAGGGCTCGGTCAAAACGCGGATCATGAAGCTGCGCGACAAGGGCCACGAGCTTGCATATAGGAGGTGGAAGTATTGAACAAGGTCATTCTGATGGGGCGCCTCACGCGGGACCCGGATGTGCGATACATGCAGAACGATGAGCAGACATGTGTCGCGCGGTACACGCTGGCGGTCGATCGCCGGTACAGGCAGCAGGGGCAGGATCAGACAGCGGATTTTATCAGCTGCGTCGCGTTCGGCCGTGCTGGGGAGTTCGTTGATAAGTACCTCGCCAAGGGCACCAAGATCGCCATCGTGGGCAGACTGCAGACCGGCAGCTATGTCAATAAGGACGGGCAGACCGTTTACACCACGGACGTCGTGATCGAGGAGCAGGAGTTCGCCGAGAGCAAGCAGGCCGGGGAGAGGCCGCAGGAGCAGGCGCCTCAGACCGTGGCGAGCGGCAGGAGCACACAGCGCCAGGCACAGCCCCAGCGGGGACAGCAGAGGCAGACACAGCAGCGGCAGACCACGAGCAGAGGCAGGCAGCCGTCCCGGAGCAGGCAGGACGCTGACGGATGGGAGAAGATCAACGCGCCCATCGATGAGGAGCTGCCGTTCACATGAGCAAGGACATCACGATCACGATCCCGCTCCGGCTCCCGGGACTCAATGAGTACACGAGGGCCAACAGGGCGAACAGGTACGAGGGCGCGAAAACAAAGGCGCAGTATGAGCGCGTGATCGCTTATTACCTTCGCGGCCTGCCGGTCCTGCGGCCTCCGGTGACTATAGATTTTCTGTGGGTCGAGGAGAACCGGCGGCGGGATCTCGATAATATCGCATTCGCAAAAAAATTTATCCTCGACGCGCTCGTCAAATGCGGCAAGCTCGAGGACGACAACCGGCGAGTCGTCACAGCATTCCGTGATTCGTTTGCCTATGACAAAGAGAGCAGGGTGATCCTGACGATCCACCAGGAGCAGGAGGCAGATGGCTGAGTATAGATCAATAAGCATGTTTGAGAAGGTGAACATGATCGAGGAGATCCTGCAGCTGGCGCAGCGGATCACCGCGGCGCTGCCTGGCAAAGTGATCCCGATCGTGTGCTATGAGATCGACATGGGGGCAGGAGATGGGAAGAAGAGAAAAGCAAACGGACAGGGTGCTCCGCTACATTAAGACCAACGGGAGCATCACACAGAACGAGTCGACCATGTACCTCGGCTGCACGCGCCTGGCGGCCCGCATCGCGGACCTGCGGAGTGATGGCGTGGCGATCAGATCCGACCGCGTAAAGGTCAAATTATATGACGGCTCGACGGCAACGGTGGCGAGGTACAGCCTGGCGGAGGAGTGACTGACATGGCACAGAGATATTATTGGCTCCGCCTGCAAAAGGACTTTTTCGCGTCCCGCCGGATCAAGAAGATGCGCAGGCTCGAGGGCGGTGACACCAATGTCGTCATCTATCTCAAAATGCAGCTCCTCGCCATGCAGCACGACGGCGTGATCGAGTACGCGGGACTCGAGGACAGCATCGCGGAGGAGATCGCTCTCGACATCGATGAGGACGTCGATGCCGTGCAGAGGGTCCTCGGGTATCTGATGCAGTACGGGCTCGCAGAGGACGATAGCAACGGCGACGGGGGCATCCTGCTCCCGTTCGTGGTCGACAACATCGGCAGCGAGACAGGAGACGCCAGGCGCAAGAGATCGGAGCGGCGGCAGACAGCTGAGCAGCCGGAGCAGGCGAGTGCTCCGGAGGGCGACGGCAAGGCGGAGCGGAGCACAGGAAAAGAGGAGCATAGCATCGCACGGGCAAGGCGAGGCGGAGAATCGCATGATAACGCAGAGCAGCGCGACGGCATGGCGCAGCAATACCTTGTATCGGACACCGCGCGGACAAATGACGGACAAAATGCGGACAATGTCCGGACATTGTCCAAAAAGCCGCGGACAAATCGCGGAAATATTCCGGGAGAGAAAGAGATAGAGAAAGAGAAAGAGATAGATAAAAAAGATATATCGGCACCTGCGGCGCCGGTCCGCACCAGCAAGGCCGAGCTCGAGGATGAATTTGCCAGGCTGTGGGCCATGCTGCCGAAAAAGCGCGGGGACAAGCGCAAGGCATTCGCCGCCTACGCCAAGGCCAGGAAAGAGGGCACGACCATGGCGGACGTCATGATCGGGATCAACAGCTACAAGGCAGCCATCACGGTCGAGGAGACTCCGGACGAGTATGTCATGCAGGCGGCGACGTTCTTCCTACAGAGGCGATGGCTTGACGACTGGTCGCCGCACAGGCCGCGTGACCGAAACCAATTCAACCGGATGGAGCAGCACGATTATGATTTCGACAAACTCGAGGCGGAGCTGCTCGGGACAGGAGGGGGACAGTGATGGAGATCATAACGACGATCCTGCAGATCATGCTCGTGTGCACTGTGGTGATGCTCGCGTATATCGCCGGCGAGGGCGACGGACGCGCCCAGGCACTCGAGGAGGCGGCTGAGGCGCTGAGTGCTGACGAGATCGACGACATCATCCGCGAAGCGACGGACGACGATGCGGAGCGCGTCATGCTCCTGGCGTTCGGCACAAAGCTGCACATGATCGTGAGGTCGATGCATTGAGCATTGACTAAGCATTGACTAAGAATTGACTAAGCATTGACTAAGCATCAACTAAAAAACCCATCGGTTTTATTAAAAACCCATCGGTTTTATTAAAAACCAGTCGGTTTTTATTTTAAAAACAGCATAAAACATCAAAAAACAGCACAAAACAGGAGGAAAAGAGATGGAACAGGTTTTGAGAGTCAGGCTGACATTTACGGACGAGGTGCTCGGGACGGCGGCGAGTGATCCCGAGATACATGAGACCTATATCGCGAGCAAGGCGCCGGACGCCAAGAGCCTCGAGGAGGAGGTCGCTGCCGTGGGCGTCGATGAGGTCGTCGAGAAGGGAAAGACCATTTTCCCGCGTGACAAGGACGGCACGCCGGTGTTTTTCGACTACCAGATCCGCGGATTCTTCAAAGAGGCATGCGGAGCGCTCCGCCAGGACAAGAGCAAAAAGAGCAGCAAGGTCAAGGCATACAAGAAGCTCGTCGACAATCAGGTTTTTGTATTCCCGGACGCGGATGATCACACGGGCCGCATGATCCGCATCGAGACGGCCGGAGCAGTCGGCGACTGTCAGCGGCCCCTCAGGGCGCAGACCATGCAGGGCGAGCGCGTGGCACTGGCAAACAGCGAGACGGTCCCCGCCGGCAGCTGGTGCGAGTTCGATGTCGTGGTCCCGGAGCAGGCGCAGCTTTACCTCGTGCAGGAATGGCTCGACTACGGACGCAAGAAAGGCATAGGCCAGTGGCGCAACAGCGGCAAGGGCACATTTACATGGCAGGGCCTGGGCGTCCGCCAGCTCGCAGATCCGGAGGATCAGATCACCGCAATCCTCAAAGGCTGAGGCAAGGAGAGGCGAAGAATCGCGCGGGCAAGGATAGCACCGGGACGCTATGCGGCGGCATGACACCGTACTGCACGGCTGCGATCAGCACAGGCAAAGCAACGCAGGGCGCGGCAACGGCATGGCAAGCCGACGCTACGCATGGAGCAGCGTAGCAGTGGCACAGATACGCGACCACAGCAAAGGCAAAGTTCAGCAACGCTTGGCAATGCAAAGGCACAGCCGTGCACAGCACAGCAAAGGCATGGAACAGCCTTGCATGGCACAGCAAGGGAAAAGCGTAGCCTGTCATTGCAGGGGCATAGAGTTGCGTTGCATAGAAGCGCAATGGCATGGCGGCGAAAGGTGTCGCAGGGAACAGCGACGGCATAGCTAAGCGCTGCGTTGATTCGCAAGGGTGAAGCGCAGATCTGCTATGGCAGAGAATTGCATAGAACAGCAGAGGCATGGCATGGATTGCTCAGCAAAGGAATTGCATAGCCTGACAATGCTGAGGCATGGGATCGCATAGAATAGCACAGGCATAGCATGGCCCCGAGTAGCACAGCACTGCATCGGCATAGGATGGCAGAGAGAGGCAGGGCAGGGCACCGGCGAGGCATAGCCCAGAAATGCGCCGCGGAGGCGAGGCGCAGCGTGGCTATGAAAAGCATAGGCATAGCACTGATATGCAAAGCACGGCGAGGGCTCAGCGTAGCCAGGCTGCGCATTGGCGATGCTTAGACTGAGATGCAGCGCGGGGGCAAGGCGAGGCGATGAGGAGCACGGGCATAGATTGGCATGGTTAAGCTGTGCAGAGGCATAGCGATGCGAGACGAGGCCGCGCAAAGGCATAGCGAGGCGATGGGATGCAAAGGCTAAGAAAGGCGAGGCGTAGAAGTGGACATTTTATTCGGTTTTTTTGTCGGCGCCATGTTGGGGCTGATGGTTGGCTTTTTCCTGGGCTCGGTGAGAGCGATCGAGATGATGGAGGACGAGAACGATGAGGCAATGGAGTGACACGACGGACGCGATCATCCGGCAGCACCGCGATGATTTCAACGAACATACATTCGACAGGTTCATGCAGGAGCATGGCGGCCTCGATGATTACCTGATCGAGCTGGGCGGGATCTTCGCGAAGCATGCGGCGGGAGAGCTGCGGGATGTGCGGACGACGTCGCAGCTGCAGGAGGTCGCAGAGTGGTGTTGGGGCCTGTGGGCGATCTACGGCGTGAGCTATAACAACGGCGTGCCGATCAAGGGGCGCAAATATTATTATTGGGGCGACAAGTACACCGGCGACGCTGCGGCAGACAGTTTTTATAAAAAGCCCTCGAAAGGGGCGTGCAACTGGGGGACCATGCAGCAGCTCCTGACGACCAAGGCCAAGACCATCAACTGCAATTATGGCCTCGATGCCGTGCTCATACAGATGGGGCTTTTCTCCCGCTCCGGATATCATGATTCCTGCAACGTCGACAAGCTGATCAAGACGGCAGCCATCGCCACGATCAGAGACAAGAAGGACCTGCGGCCGGGCGATATCGTCGAGATGTATAAGAGCAAGCTGTCGGGAGACGATCCGAAAAAGTGGTCCGGATGGTATCACGTCGCGCTCGTGGGCGAGGTCACTGACGACGAGATCATCATGTACGACTGCGGGAGCAGATTCGTCAGATCCGGCGGGACTTATAAATATGCAGTGCCAAGGAGCGGGAGCAGCTGGGGGACATATGACAACAGCCTCAAGGGATGGATCGGCATCAGGGTCAGAGACATCGAGGACGACAGCGACACGGATGAGGATCTCGCGGTCGGCTGGATCGCGGCGATGACTGCCTGTTCCGACGCGATCGCGAAAGACTACGGCCAGGAGCGGGCCGACAGGGTCGAGGACATGGCCATCGATCTGATGAACGACTCCGCGGCATATCTGCGGGCGGCTGCCAGGTTTGTGCTCGAGGGCAAGGCCGGAGCAGGAGAGAAGCGGCGCGAGTTTTTCGGATCGTTCTATGATGCCGTGCAGCATAAGGTCAACTCGATTATGAACATGGCGGACGGCGTGATCGTAGGAGCATACGGCAACGGAGAGGAGCGGATCAAGGCGCTGGGCGACGACTATGATGTCGTACAGTGGTATGTAAACAAATTGCTCCGGGAGGGCAAACGATGAACGGATACGATTGCGCACATCCATTTCAGAAAGACATCAACACGGCGAAGGTCCCCGCGGATTTCGTGATCCCCAAGGTCGGCCAGGGATTCCGTTATGAAAATCCCCAGTGGAGGCAGATGATCGACGGGGCCCTCAGCTCCGGCAAGCTGGGCGGGCTGTACTATTACGGCGAGGGACACGATGCCAGGCGCGAGGCTGAGGATTTTGTCAGCAAGATCAAGCCGTACATCGGGCGCGTGATCCTGGCATATGACTGGGAAGGGACGCAAAACGATTTATACGGTGATCCCGGCGAGGTCATGTTTGTCCGCCAGTTTATGGAGCTCGTGCACGCGATGACTGGCGTCTATCCCTTTTTCTACACTTCGCAGGGTGTGACGCTCCGGCGGGACTGGTCCGGCATCGCTGTCAATTGTCCCCTGTGGTTGGCACAGTACAAGAGCAGCCGGCAGCAGATCGGGTACACGACGCCGACAGGGTTCGGCAAAACAGGAGCATGGAAAGCTCCGGCGATCTGGCAGTACACGAGCAACGGCAGGCTCCCTGGATTCGGCGGCAGGATCGACCTCGATCTCGCATACATATCGCCCAGCGAGTGGCGGGCATACGCTACGCCGGACAATGCTGCAGTCGATGAGACGGTCGAGATCAAGGGCCTGCTCCTGCCGGTCCTCCGCAAGGGAATGCGTGACGATGCTGTGCGCATCTGGCAGGGGATCATCGGCGCGAAAGAGGACGGCTATTTCGGGCCGAAAACGCTGAGCGCGACCCTGGACTACCAGCGGGAGCACAAAGGCTGCGGCAATCCGGACGGCATCGTCGCACGAAAGAGCTGGACGACGGGGCTCAACAGTCTCAAGTGATCAGGAGGAGGCAAAGAGATGAAAGAGATGGGAAACGATACATTGATTGCCATTTACGAGAGAGTTGCGGCTCTGCTCATCGAGCACAATCTCGAGGTGCGTCTCTCGTTTGAGGATGGACCGACGGACGACCTGACTGATCTCGTTCTGTACGGCGTGCCTGTGGAAAAGATAAAGCAGGCACAGGACGAGGTAAAAAGCTATAAAGAAGAATGCCAGACGCTATACGTCAGGCTCAACAAAATGGCTGAATCTATCCCGCTGACCATTGAGACGACATATTCCCCATCGGCGGAGTAAGGAGGCAAAGAGATGGACAAGAGGACGGCAAACATTTTTAAATTCGCAATATTGACGCTGATCGAGAACGGGCACAGGTTTGAGCTCGTCAATGGCCAAAAGCAAACAGATGAAAACCGCAGCGGAATTTCTGGCATACTTGCGAGCGAGTGCCACAGAAAGAGCGACACGCTCACCCTCAAGGTAAAGATCCGGAGCAAGCTGAACGGACACGCGCCCAACATCACCTATATCGATGAGGACCTCGACCTCACGGATGAGAAGGCTCAGGAGCCGGAGCAGGAGGGCGACGCATGAATATGATGGTTGATAAGGACACGAATGTCCCTAGCAACGATTGCATCAGCCGACAGGCGGCGCGGAATGCCATGCGGGAGCTATACCGCGAGGATCTAGAACGGTATGGCATAGAGATACCGGAGACTTTTGACGCGAGCCGGGCGATAGAAGCATTAAACGAATTGCCCGCCGCACAGCCCGACCTGTCCTCCTACTCTGACAAGCTGTGGAGAGCCGCGTATGAGAGAGGCAAGGCAGAGGCACAGCCCCGGAGGCTGCGGGGGAGGTGGGTGGAAACAGAGAGGCGAGGCGTTCTAGCCGGTGCGAAATATTACAAGTGCGACAAATGTGCGCAACCAATCGTTGTGGTTGATAGCACACCAATGGCTGAAGGGTATAATTATTGTCCGCGATGCGGCTCACAGATGGAGGATTGACAGGATGGGCAGACTTGAAGAGCTGACGAATGACCTCAAAACAATCTGCGAAAATGGCAGGAACACGAGAGACGATTGGATGCTGTTTTTTCTGACACATATCAATGTTTCCCTCGCTACCATTGCGGACTGTCTGAGCGAGAAAGGCAAGCAGGACAAGGGAGGGAAAACAGAATGAGATGGGAACGAACAGGCCGGGAGGTCAAGGCGAACGGCGAGAGCACGACGACCTACACCTCGCACGACCCGGAAGGCTGGACGATCGAGAGCCGGAAGCGGAACATCCCGCACGCCAACGGGGTCGGGAGCTGGTCACATACGACTTATGTCCTGATCTGGCAGGACGGGACAGAGACGGAGCACTGGACGCTTCGAGACGCGAAGGCAGTCGCAGAGACCTCACTGCTGCCGAATCCATTCAACGGGTGACACGCCGCAAGGCGATCACTATAAAGGCGGGCGATCCGGGCCCGTGAACGAACCGCGGAGCCGGTGCCGCGTAAGTCCATCGGCAGGCGATGGGCGGCGTCTGATAAATCCGCCCAAAAAAGAAAGCGAGGTAAATCGATGTATAATGTGGGCGACAGGTTCATCATCGAGATCGACCGGGTCTATAAGTCGGACGGCCGGACATTGTACGGAATCCGCGGATACAATGCGCTCGTGTTTGATGACGCCGGGCTCATGCGGCTCGACAGGCCGAGCAAGGTCCAGGCAGTGCAGACATGCGAGGGCATCCTCATAAAAGGCGCGACCATCGAGGAGACAGTGCACGAGTGCGAGACATGCAGACATGCCGGCGGCTCTGTGTTCAAAAAGCCGTGCAACACGTGCCTGTGCCATGACGGAACAGAGGACAATTGGGAGCGCAATGAGTAATATCAGCACGTGGCAGAAAAAGGAATACCTCCGCGGATATCTGCGGGCCTACCAAAAGGCGCAGCACATCGGGGCCGACATCGCGCGGCTCCGCATGCGCTATGCTTATCCGTCGGCGATCCAATACAGTGACATGCCGGCCGGAGCAGGCGAACCTCGAGATCTGTCCGATTACATGGCGAAGGTGGACAAGCTCGAGAGAGATCTCTCCCGCCAGATGGACGAGTGCATACGCATCGAGGTGCAGATCCGGAGGGACATCGACATGCTCGAGGACGAGCGGGAGCGGGAGATCCTGCGGCTCAAGTATATCGACGGCATGACATGGGAGCAGGTGGCGAGGAGCATCCCGTGCGACGTCAGGACCGCGACCAGGGCACATGGGCGAGCGCTTGAAGCGTTCTGCCCTAGCATGCCCATGCCGCAGGGTGATACCCTATAAAAGGCGAAAGACGGACAGAGATGTCCGGCGCTGATCGCCCCATCTCTTTGCCTGGCTCCGCTGTCTCGCCGCAGCGGGGCCTGTGCTTTATACCGGAGGGGTGACATATGGCGAGCAATGTAAGATACGAGAACGGGACCAGGAGGCGCAAGATACGGGCCCGCCTCAAGGCGATGGGGCAGCCGTGCGGGATCTGCGGCGGGAGACTGGGGCCCATTCATTACGACGAACCGAGCGACGCCAAGCATCCGCTCAGCTTTGTGGTGGACGAGATCCGGCCGGTCAGCCGGTGGAGGGAGTTCGGTTATGAGAGCGCCAGCGCGGCGGCTCTCGACTGGGGCAACGTGCAGGCTGCTCATTACATTTGCAACGCAGCAAAAGGAAACAAAGTAGCAGGAGGCCCCGCGAAACGCATCACGATCAAAAGGGTGCCAGATGGGGATTGGTGACAACCAGGGGAGATGACCCCACCACACGCGCAAGGCGAC